AAAATTTTCAGATTAATCTTTACTTGATATACAACAAGGACAAATCAAAACGTAAACTGACAACAACAATGTGTCTTTCACAAACTACCAACTTGATCCGCCTTGGACGATTCCCGTTCAACAAGCGAACTCGACGCCTTCTTGGTCATCACACTCGTGTTTCACCAAAAGAGCAAAACTTCGTGTCAAATGTCATCCTTAAAGCGATTCACACGCACTGTCCCCCCAAATTAGCTGATGAAGCAATCAATGGATACAGACGTTCAGCAACTAACCCAACAGCTGGAGAAATCGATTTTCTAAAGACTGACTTACCTTATCACGACGTCCCTCGAGATTTTCATTATAAACGTGCACTCAAAGTAGTCGCTAAGATCTTCCAACCTACGAGACGACTAAAGCCTATCGCTTTTCCTGATCTCCGATACTACCCTTGGACCCTTAACACTGCAGCCGAAGCACCGTTTACTGAAAGCAAGTACTGGCAAGACTATGTGAAGCAGAAAGCCCGCGAAGGCGAAATCGACTCTGATAGAATGTCTTTTCACAATTTGTATGATGAAATATTTCATGTAAATCGACAACTCATTCACGATATCAAATATGGTCGAAAACCCTTCTGGACCGATTCTGGTGAACCCGTACCTTACGAGTTTACTTACCTTCACTCTCGTGCCCATATGGTCAAATCTGACAAACCGGACAAGATTCGAGCTGTTTTTGGAGTTCCCAAACTCTTATTAATGGCAGAGAATATGTTTATTTGGAATATCCAAAAGGATTATCTAAATAGACCCCTCGGTACGTCTCCCCTCCTCTGGGGATTTGAAACCATTCGTGGTGGATGGATGAAGCTTATCACCAAGCTCAACTCCAAACATTTTAACACTCTTCTCTCAGCAGATTGGAGCGGTTTTGATCACAAAGCCCTTCATGAAGTAATTGATGATGTTCATGATATTTGGAAATCTTGGTTTGATTTTGATGCTGGTTACGAACCCTCAACAAGCTACACCCATGATTATTCAGACACTAAATCGCGTAAAGAACAGATCGAACGTCTCTGGACTTGGATGTGCAATGCTATTAAGCATACACATATCAAAGCCGAATCCGGAAACATGTACAAATGGAAGTGGAATGGAATAGCCTCAGGCTTTCAACAAACCCAACTACTTGACTCATTTGTCAATGCGATCTATCTTCTGACCTGCCTATCAGCAGCCGGAATTAACATTGAATCCGAACATTTTCAAGCCTTATTTCAAGGTGATGATTCTATTTCAACGTTTCCC